TCAATACAACGGCGGCGGTTTTACAAGGGTTAAAACTGACACGATTACGGGTCGAACTGCTGATGCATATCAGCGCGACTACGTTATTGAATTTGACGGCGATTTTCCGATTGACCTTAAGGTTAGCCGCCTTAGCCCAGACTCCGGCGAAGACGTTGCAAATGACTTTGTTTGGACCAGCTACACAGAGCTGATCAATACCAAATTTGCATATCCCAACAGCGCTTTGGTTGGTCTGCGGTTTGACGCAGAAGAATTTAATTCAATCCCGGCGCGTACCTATCGCATTCGGGGCATTAAGGTTGCCCTGCCAAACAATGCCACGGTTGACGCAGACAACGGCAGAGTCACCTACGAAGGCGCTTGGACTGGCACTTTTGGCGCTGCTCAGTGGTGCAGCGATCCAGCGTGGATTTTGTGGGATCTTCTGACCAATACCCGTTACGGATTTGGCAACCATATTGACGCAGCGCAACTAGACAAGTTCGCGTTTTATGCCGCTAGCCAATACTGCTCAGCGCTGGTTGATGACGGTTTTGGTGGCACAGAACCACGTTTTAGCTGCAACGTTTTAATCCAAAACCAATACGAGGCATACAAGCTGATTAACGACTTGTGCAGCGTGATGCGTTGCCAGCCGTACTGGTCAACTGGCGCAATGACAATCGCGCAGGATAAGCCAACAGACTCGACCTATCTTTTCACTCGCGCCAATGTTGTTGAGCCTGGTTTCACCTATTCCGGCTCTGACCTCAAAACCCGCCACACGGTCGCTGTCGTCGGCTATCTCGACATGGCCACCCGCGACATCAACTACGAGGTCGTAGAAGATCGCGCAGGCATTGAAAAGTACGGGGTTGTTTCCACTGAAGTAAAAGCATTCGCCTGCACATCACGCGGTCAAGCGCATCGCCTTGGTGAATGGCTGCTGTATAGCGAGCAGAACGAAACTGAGATCGTCAGCTTTGCAGCAAGCATCGAGGCCGGGACATTAGTACGACCTGGCAGCGTCATCGACATTAACGACCCTGTACGGGCTGGCGTTCGTTATGGCGGCCGAATTGTTGGATCTGGCGCCAAGACAATTTCAGTTGATGATGCGACAAATCTGCCGACTAGCAATGCCACACTGAGCGTGCTTTTGCCGGATGGTTCTGTTGAAACCAAGAACGTCACAAGCCGCACGGGAACGCTGATTACGGTTGACGAAAACTGGACAACCCAGCCAAACAAAAACAGCGTCTGGATTATTCAGACGACAACAATTCAGACATCGCAATGGCGCGTCCTGACAGTTCAAGAAACTGAGGGTCACATTTACGGCATCACAGCGCTGGCCTACAACGCCACTAAATATGCCTACGTCGAGCGTGGAGTTGATTTGCAGGCTCGGGATGTAACCGACCTAAACCCTGTTCCTGACCCGCCGGAGAATCTTACTGGGCAGGAGCGTTTTTACGAACAGAACAACAAAGCGCTTGTCAAAATTATTCTTAGCTGGAAGTCAATCGTTGGCGTTTCTCAATACAAAGTCCGCTGGCGTGAGCAAAACGGCAACTGGAACCTAGAGACCGTCAATCGTCCAGACTATGAAATTCTGAATACAACCAACACTCGTTACGAGGTCGAAGTTTATTCAATCAACGCACTTGGCAGGCCATCGACTGATTTCGCCAGCCTGACCTTTAACGCTATCGGTAAAACGGCAGTCCCTCAGCAAGTGCAAAACTTGCGCTTTGAAGCTACCAATGAAAAAGAGGGAATGCTCAAGTGGGATGAGACCACTGAGCTGGACGTTAAGAACGGCGGCCGGGTTTATATCCGCCATTCCAACTTGACCGATGGCAGCGCCACCTGGAGCAATTCGGTTGACCTGATTGAAGCTGTTGCTGGTTCTGCCACTAGCGCCAAGATCCCGCTGATTGAAGGTCAGGTCTTTGCCAAATTTGCTGATGATGGCGGACGGCTTAGCACCACTGAAACCAGCCTGATTATTGATCTGCCTGACACCCTTGGGCGATTGTTGCTGCAGAACAGGCGAGAGGATCAGGATGCCCCGCCATTCCAGGGTCAAAAAACTGACACTTTCTATAGCGAAGAATTTGATGCGCTGACGCTGGACGGCACAGATGAGATAGATGATGTCACTGATATTGATAACCTGCCCAGTTTTGATTTCACTGGCGCTATTGCTGCCAGCGGTGAGTATGCCTTTACCGACACGCTGGATCTTGAGGGCGTGTTTTCGCTGGATCTGGAGCGGCGGTTTGTCACTCGCGGTTTCTACCCCGGCGACCTGATTGACGCCAAGACCGAACTGATCGACGACTGGGAAGACTTCGACGGTGACACCGTGGATAAGGTTAATGCCAAGCTGCTGGTGCGCCGCACTGATGACGACCCGACTGGGACACCAACTTGGACCAGCTGGCAGGATTTTGCCAACGGCACCTTTAAGGGTCGGGCATTCCAGTTCAAGGCTGAACTAACCAGCAGCGACACCGCCCAGAACATCCTTGTCGATGAATTGGGGTATCTGGCGCAGTTCGCCCGCCGTCAAGAACAGAGCAGCGAGGCTGTCGCTAGTGGTGCAGGCGCTAAGGCGATCACCTTTGGCAATGCCTTCTTTACTGGTACGGCATCACTGCTTGGGACCAATAGCAACCTGCCCAGTATTGGCATCACGGCTCAGAACATGCAGAGCGGGGATTACTTCGAGGTCAGCAGTGTCAGCGGCACCGGTTTTACTGTGACATTTAAGAACAGCAGCGACACGGCAGTGGATCGTAATTTCAACTGGAGTGCTGTTGGCTATGGCAAGGCTGGGTAGAGTAGACAAAAGACTGCGCTAGGCGGCTGTGGCAACGCACGATTACAACATTGCTAATGGCACAGGTGCTGCCGTCAGGAGCGACCTGAACAACGCCCTCGCCGCAATCGTCAGCAATAACAGCAGCAGCACGGAACCCGCTACCACGTTTGCGTTTCAGTGGTGGGCAGATACCAATACCACCACCTTAAAGCTGAGGAATGCAGCGAATTCGGCGTGGGTGACGGTTGGCGATTACAGCGCCGCCAATTTGGGTTTGCTGAGCAGCTCCACTGCTAGCAGCACATATTTGGCAAAAGCTGGCGGCACTGTCACTGGTGCGCTTGAAATTGGGACCGCCGGTTCGCTGGTGTTTGAAGGCAGCACGGCGAACGACTTTGAAACCACGCTGGCGGTTACCGACCCAACAGCTGACAGGACCGCAACGTTGCCGGATGCCTCTGGGACGTTGGCGCTGTTGAGCTTGGCTCAGACCTTTACGGCAGCACAACGCGGCACGATTTCCGCAATCTCGGTTGCTTCTGGCGATACCAGCAAGACGCTGGACTTTGCTACGGCTAACAACTTCGCCCTGACGCTTGCGAATACTGCGTCATGCACGCTGGCTAACCCCAGCAACTTGACGGCAGGGCAGAGCGGTTCGATCTTTGTGGTGCAGGACGCAACGGGCGGGCGATTATTGACTTACGGCAGCCAATGGGATTTTGCGGGCGGAACCGCGCCTACTCTGTCCACGGCTGCATCGGCGGTTGATCGTATTGATTACGTTGTCCGCACAACCAGCTCCATCCACGCCGTCTTCACCGCTAACTACTCATGAGCATCATTGGTAGCAATATCCTTGCTGGTGCTAGCGGGCAGGCTGGTGGCGGGTATGAGATCGAGCAGAGCTTGCGGTTTAACTCGGCGGATTCGGCGTACCTTAATCGGACTCCCGGTAGTGCTGGGAATCGGAAAGCGTGGACTATCTCGTTTTGGCACAAACGATCAAAAATTACTGACAGTGCTATTCAGACAATATGGGGAGCAGGCACAGTCAGCTCCAGTGGCGATATAATCACCTTCGATACTGACGACGTATTTCGTGTTTGGTTTGAATCAAATACATACAACATCGAAACAAGTCAAGTTTTTAGAGACATTAGTGCTTGGGGTCATTGGGTTGTTTCTGTTGACACCACGCAAGCAACCGCAAGTGATCGGGTAAAAATCTACT